AAAGGTTCATTCGTCCTTGAAAATAACAGCCGTGTTTTGGCTGCTGCTACTTCCGCCAGCGCCATCCGTGGTTATACCATCAACCTTCTATTCATCGACGAAGCGGCGTTCATTGATAACTGGGATGAATTCTTTACCTCGGTTTATCCTACTATTTCGTCAGGCTCGGAATCAAAGATTATTCTGGTTTCAACTCCGAACGGTTTGAACCATTTCCATGCTACTTGGGCTAATGCCGAAAAGGGAACTAATGGATACCATCCGATTTTAGTTAATTGGCAAGCGGTTCCTGGCAGAGATGAAAAGTGGAAGGCTGATACTCTAGCTGGTATGAACTTTGATCTCGAGAAGTTCGATCAGGAGTATAATTGCGAATTCTTAGGTTCTTCTGGTACCTTGATTGCTGGTTGGAAACTTAAAGAGTTAGTTTCTGAAAACCCAATCTTACAAAAAGATGGGTTGACCCAATTTAAAGCCGTAGAACCTAATCATGTTTATATGATGGTATGTGACGTTTCTCGTGGTAAGGGGTTGGACTATTCAGCATTTCAGTTGATAGATGTTACTTCTATGCCTTATCAACAAGTGGGTGTTTATAGAAATAATGCCATTACCCCGTTAGATTATGCCGATATTATTCACCGAACTGCTAAGGCTTATAACAACGCTTCAGTTCTTGTTGAGGTGAACGATATAGGTGAACAGGTTTCAACTTCTCTTAATTATGATTTTGGTTATGAAAATGTTCTCTTTACCGAAAACGCTGGTAGATCTGGTAAGAGAATCACTACTGGATTTGGTGGCGGTAGTGTTGATAAGGGTATTAGGACCACCAAAATTGTAAAATCTATTGGGTGTTCTATTTTAAAACTACTGGTCGAGCAAAACCAGCTGATAGTAAACGATGTGAACACTATCAGTGAATTAGGCACCTTTTCTAAAAAGGGAACTTCATACGAAGCAGAGTCTGGTAAACACGATGACTTAGTAATGTGTTTAGTTCTCTTTGCTTGGCTATCAGATCAACAATACTTTAAAGACTATACCAATATCAATACTCTTATGTCTCTTAGAGATAAAACTGAGGATGACATTGAGCAGGATCTTGCTCCGTTTGGGTTTGTGGATTCCGGAAGGGATGATTTTGTAGAAGAAGAATATGAAAGATTTGTAGGTGATTCTTGGATGTGGAACCAACCGCAGGACTTCTAAAAAAGCTCATTTTATAAATATAAAAAATTCATAATTGTAAGTTCTCGCAAAAGGGAGAAAAATAAATGGCTTTCCAACTATCACCTGGAGTAAATGTATCTGAGATCGACCTTACAACAGTCGTTCCTTCAGTCGCCACAACTGATGGCGCCTTTGCTGGCGTATTCCGTTGGGGTCCAATCGGAGAAAGAGTTCTAATCGACTCTGAAAATGCACTGGTTTCTAGATTTGGTAAACCAACCAATTTCAACGGAGAAACATTTTTCACAGCTGCAAACTTTCTATCATATACAAACCGTCTATGGGTTTCACGTGCTGCTGACGTAACTGGAGCAACTCCAGTCGTTTCTGCTAACACATCCGGAGCAACTAACGTTCTATTGGTTTCTAATACATCTGCAATCACAGTAGGCATGTATCTAAACCAGTGTTCAAACTCTAACATTACATTTGGTAACAGTACAGTTAATTCAGCTGTTCTTTCAACTATTTCTGTTGTCTCAAAGAACTCAAGCTCTGTAACTCTTTCAAGCAATGTTACTGCTACTCAGAACGGCGTAAGTTTCTATTTTGCTGATCCAGTTTCAGTTTATACCTCTGTAGCTATGGAACCAAATTCTTCAGCTTTTGGGGCTAATTCTTTCGTAGCTAATCTGGTAAATCAGATTGTAAAGAATGATAACGACTATGCTGATAAGGACGGAAACTTCGATCCAGACGTTATTTACGTTGCAAGATTCCCTGGAGAAATGGGCAATTCTCTAAGAATTGGTATCTGCGATAACGCTGATAGTTTCAATTCAAATGTTGCTCTAGTTGGTGCAAACGTTGCTGGTAGTGGCGTTTCCGCAAACGCTCTACTGGAATTCCGCCTCGGTTCAAACGTTGCAACAATTAAGTTTGCTGGCACTACAAATGCTGCTGCAAACGCTGTTGCTGCTAAAGTAGCTGCCGGCGATCAGATCCTAGCTGGTAATAGTTCAATTAATCAGCAGTATTTGATGGTTAAAAATGTTTCTGTAGGTAGCAATTCAACTTACATTAACACTTCAACTATTGGTTTCAGCGGTCTAGACGTTTCTAGCAATACTAACTTTATCACTATTGCCAATAATCCTTATTCAAACGGTGATATTGTTAACTATTCTAACACTGCTGGTAATAGCCAGATCACTGGTTTGACTCAGGGTATTAACTATAACGTCATTCAGGCTAATTCTTCAGGTCTAAAACTATCTTTGACACCATTTGGTGAAGAGATTGATATATCTTATACTTCTGGAGCTAATGCAACTCTAGTTGCAAATACTACAGTGGTTGAGATTGATTTTGAAGATCCATATAGACTAAGAACTAACTTCACAACTAACACTGTTCAGCGTTATTGGGAATTCTTTAACGTTGTTGATGTTGCTCCTGGTCAGTCAGATTACGTTCTTTATAACGGTAATACTTCTGCACAGGATGAACTTCACGTTGTAGTTGTTGACGATGGTGGTAAGTTTACCGGAACTCCAGGAACAATTCTTGAAGTTTATAAGGGTCTATCACGTGCTACTGATGGTAAGAACAACGACGGTACAGGTAACTACTACAAAGATATAATTAACCAGAATTCTAATTATATCCGTTGGGCAAACGATCGTAGTAGCGCTCCATCGGCAACTGCTCTAAACGTTGTATCGGCCTCCTCTTCTGCCCCTGCAAATATCACTTTTGCGCTTGGTGCTGATGGTTTAAATGAATCAACAGCTACAATTGGCATTCTAGGTGCAGCATATGACCTATTCCAGTCAGCTGAAGACATTGACATCTCATTGGTTATCCAAGGAAAGCCAGTCGGTGGAACTACTTCAGTTGGAGGTAGAACTGTATCAGGTTATCAGCTTGCTAATTACTTGATTGATAATCTAGCAGAAACTAGAAGAGATTGTGTTGTTCTAGTATCTCCAGAAAGATCAACTGTTCTTAATAACGTCGGCGATGAAGCTGTGGATCTAAAGGCATGGAGAGGCGCTCTAAACAGTTCTTCTTATGCTATCATGGATTCAGGTTATAAGTATCAGTATGACCGTTACAACGACGTTTATCGTTGGGTCCCACTAAATGGTGACATTGCTGGTATCTGCGCAAGAACAGATACTACAAATGACGCTTGGTGGTCACCAGCTGGTTTCAACCGTGGTCATATCAAGAACCTTGTGAAACTAGCATTTAACCCACGCAAGGCTGAACGTGACGTTCTCTATAGCAACGGCATCAACCCTGTTGTAACATTCCCAGGACAGGGAACTGTTCTTTATGGAGATAAGACACTTCAGGATAAGCCATCTGCATTCGATCGTATTAACGTTCGCAGATTGTTTATTGTTCTTGAGAAGGCAATTGCTACTGCTGCTAAATATCAGCTATTCGAGTTCAATGATGCTTTCACTAGAGCACAGTTTAGAAATCTTGTAACACCATACCTACGCACCATCAAGGGACGTCGTGGTATTACTGACTTCTATGTTGTATGTGATGACACTAATAACACTCCACAGATTATTGACACCAATCAGTTTGTTGGAGACATCTATATTAAACCTGCTAGAAGCATTAACTTTATCCAGCTTAACTTCGTTGCTGTCCCAACTGGTGTTCAGTTCTCTGAAGTTATCGGTAAGTTTTAATAAATAGATAAAATATTCTAGGAGTAAAATAGATGGCTTTTAATATTAACTCTTTTAAAGTAAACGGACTACCATGGGGGGGCGCACGCCCCTCCCTCTTCCAAGTCCAAGTAACACCACCACCTACTCTACCTTTGAACCCAGAAGCATTCAAAAAGCTAGTGTTCACTTGTAGAGCAGCAGAACTTCCTGAGTCAACAATTTCTCAGATTGAAGTACCATACTTCGGTCGTAAGATTAAAGTTGCTGGTGAAAGATCTTTTGCTGATTGGTCAATCACAGTAATGAACGATGAAGATTTCTCTGTACGTTCAATGTTTGAAGCATGGCAGAATGCTATCAACACTATGCAGACTAACATTCGTCTACCTGAAGCCTCTTTTGAGCAGTATAAGGCATTTGCTGTTGATGTAACCCAGTTTGCTAAGGACGGAGAAGTTCTTCGTGTTTATCAGCTAGTTGGTGCTTTCCCAACTCAGATTAGCGGTGTAACTCTTGGATGGGATACACAGAATGCTATTGAAGAGTTCACTGTTAACTTTGCTTATGACTACTGGCTACCAGTGGTTGAAGATGCTTCTGTCAAGACAGCTGGTAAGGTAACACCATATCTAGCTCAAACCGACATTGGTCCGGTAATCTAAATAAACTAAACTATGTGAATGGAGGGAGTCAAAACTCCCTCCAACTTTTGGAGAAATAAATGGCATATACCTATCTTATCGGCTGGAGTAAATTTAATAAATTTTATTACGGAGTTCGATTTAGTAAGAACTGTCGTCCAGAAGATTTATGGGTCACATATTTTACTTCTTCAAAACATGTAAAAACTTTCGCTGATCTATACGGCGATCCGGATATCATTCAAATAAGAAAAACTTTTGGAGATGAAAATAAAGCTCGTCTTTGGGAAGAAAAAGTTTTAAAGAAAATGAAAGTTGTGAAAAATGATAAATGGATTAATAAAACCGATAACATATCAATCGATTCAGAATGTGCACTAAAAGGCACTTTAACTCATATTGGAAAAAAACGTTCTGAAAAAACAAAACAAAAATTACGTGGTCCAAAATCAGAACAACATAAATTGAATATGAAAATCGCTCGTAAAAAATTATTCGAAAGTGGTTACAAAAA